TGACCAACACGACTTTCAGCATTTCAAACACTGCTGTAACCGCGAACAGCTATGGCTCGGCATCGGCTGTTGGCACGTTTACAGTCAATGCCCAAGGCCAATTGACGGCTGCGGCCACAACCTCAATTGCGATCAACGGCAACCAGATTACCTCTGGGACTGTTGGCTCGTCGTACATCAGCGGCTCATACACCGGGATCACTGGTGTTGGAACTTTAACTGCGGGGACATGGAATGCCTCGACCATCGAGGTTGCTTATGGTGGCACTGGACTAACCTCCTACACCGCTGGCGATATGTTGTACGCTACCGCCTCGACGACCATTGCCAAACTGGGCATCGGCACTAGCACCTACGTCCTGACATCATCAGGAACAGCGCCCCAGTGGTCTGCGCCTTCAGGCATCACGGTCGGAACGGCCACAAATGCTGTGAACGTGGGCATCACAGCAGACTCGACCAACGCAACAAGGTATCTGACCTTCGTTTCTGCCACTACTGGAAACCTGCCCCAATTGGTAAACTCGTCGATAACTTGCAATCCAAGCACCGGACAATTAACCGGTGGTATTGCTGGCGGCGCTTTCTGAGGAAAAAAACATGGCACAAAGTGGATACACCCCAATTCTGATTTACGCCAGTGGCACCACTGGTAATGCGCCATCTGCCGCCAACCTGACGAGTAGCTCATCTGGCGCAGAGTTGGCGCTGAATTACTTTGACGGTAAGCTGTTCTACAAGGACTCTTCTGGCAACGTGCAAGTGCTAGCCGTAAAAATGCCAAGCGGCGTCTTGCCGATTGCTAACGGCGGCACAAACGCTACCGCAACCCCCACGGCAGGCGCTGTGGCTTACGGTACTGGAACTGCTTATGCCTTTACCGCAGCAGGAACCTCAAACCAAGTTTTGGTGAGCAACGGAGCGTCGGCTCCTTCTTGGTCAAGCCTGTCTTCTATTGGTGTCACTACCTTCAGCGCAGGCACGACTGGATTTACGCCCTCCTCTGCCACCTCTGGCGCAATCACTTTGGCGGGTACTCTGGCAACCACGAACGGCGGCACAGGACTAACCTCCTTCACCGCAAACGGTGTTGTCTACGCATCCTCTACCTCTGCCCTCACAACGGGGAGTGCGCTGCAATTCGACGGTAGCAACCTCGGCCTTGGGGTGACTCCGAGTGCTTCTAGCCTTCCTACATTCGAGGCTCAAGTTGGTCTATTTGTTGGTAGGGCTGAAGTGGACATTACATCTAATGCCTACTACAACGGTGGTTGGAAATACGTTTCAAGTGGGCTTGCGCCTACACAATACCAAGCAAAAAGCGGTGCACACAAATGGTTCACCGCCCCCTCCGGCACAGCAGGCAACGCCATCAGCTTCACGCAGGCGATGACGCTGGATGCGTCGGGGAATTTGCTGGTGGGGGATACGAGTGGGACTGGAAACGGAGAACGTATCTACTCCGTAACCTCAACTTTTGTGCCTTTTGCTGGAAGGCACTCTAGTACGTCGGCAGGTAAATTTTGGTTTTTTGGCCCCAATAGTGGAAATAACTATGTTGTGCAAAATCAAAGTTCTGTTGGCGTGTACATTACCGATGGCGGCACTTCTTGGACATCAACATCTGATGAACGGATAAAAACAAATTTAATACCAATTGAAAATGCCGTTCAAAAGGTTTCTACATTGAGAGCAGTTACTGGGCGTTTTAAAACAGATGATATTGGCGTCAGCCGCGCATTTCTAATTGCTCAAGATGTCAAAGCCGTTTTGCCAGAAGCGGTCAGTATGGATAACGATGAGATTGGAACGCTTGGTGTGTCTTATACCGAAACAATCCCGCTGCTTGTTGCAGCAATCAAAGAACTTGCCGCCCGTGTCGCAACCCTAGAAGGAACCCAACCATGATCACCTACCAATGGACTATCTCCGCACTTAACTGCATCCCGCAAACTCCTGAAGGTGCAGACTATGTAATCACAGCACATTGGCAATGCACAGGCACTGATGGCACTTATACCGGCAGCGTCTACAGCACTTGCTCATTCCCTGTGGAGAGCAAAACAAGTTTCACGCCTTACGATCAACTCACGCAACAGCAAGTCATTGACTGGTGCTGGGCCAACGGGGTGGACAAGGCCGCTACGGAGGCTGCGGTGCAGCAGCAGATCGACAACCAAATCAACCCGCCAATCATCCAGCCTGCTTTGCCTTGGGCGACCCTCGCAGCATAATGATGAAGGGGAAGTCGCCACCCCACTTTGGCGGCAATTTCATGGAAATGAAAAATGGATGAAATCAAACTGAAGACCAATCTGGTCAATGCAATCCTTCAATACTTGGGATCGCGTCCCTTTGTTGAAGTTGCTGGCCTGATTCAAAGCATTCAGCAGCAGGCTCAAGCTCAGGGCGCACAACCCGCCGCAGCACCTGCTGAGGCCGCACCCGCAGAGTAAGGAGTGAGCCATGGCCGAGAAGTGGATTCAAAAGGCGATCAAAAAGCCCGGAGCGCTTAAAAAGCAACTGGGTGTACCTGAGAGCAAGAACATTCCTGCAAAGAAGCTGGAGAAGGCCGCAAAGGCCCCCGGCAAGCTGGGCCAGCGTGCTCGTCTGGCGAAAACACTTCGAGGCTTTGACTGATGGATACACAGGCGATTTTCAACATTGTTGTTGGGATCGCCGCCTTTTTTGGCGGCTGGGTTCTCAACAACATCACCAAGGCCATCGAGCGGTTGGATGTCGATGTGCGTGCTATGCCGCACACCTACGTCACCAAAGAGGACTATCACCGTGACATCGACGAGATCAAGGACATCTGCAAGCAGATTTTCAACAAGCTCGACGAAAAGGCCGATAAGTGAGGTAACCCATGGCTTGGTCAGACGTTCTCAAAGCAATCATCCCCATTGTGGTGGCATGCATCGCATGGCTGCTTGGGCAGGTGGCGTCCTTCTCTGAGCGTCTGACCAAGATTGAGGGGCAGATGCCTGCCCTCATCACCAAGGAAGGCATTCCCACGGACAGCCCCATCAGCGCCGAGCGTCGCGCTGCTCAGAAAGAGCAGTTGATGGTTCACATCAACGACCTGCAAGTCAAAGTCAGGCTCCTCGAAGAGCACGAAAAAATGGGGAAAAAATAATGGCTGACTTCACCCCGGCCTTTGAGGAGATGATCCGCGACGAGGGCGGGTATCAATTCACCGACATCCCGGGGGACAACGGAGGTCAGACCTACGCCGGGATCGCACGCAAGCCCAACCCTGACTGGGCTGGCTGGTCGTACATTGACCGCAAAGAGACACCCCCGGCCCAGATGGTGCGCGACTTCTACAAGACGCGGTTTTGGGACGACATCAGAGGAGACCAGATTGCCAATCAACGCGTGGCCTCCTGCATTTTCAACTTCTATGTCAACACGGGCAAGCCAGCCAAGACCATCACACAGTTGGTGGTGGGCTCCACCCCTGACGGCATCATCGGAGACATCACGGTCTCCAAGATCAACGCGATGGAGGCCGACAGGTTCATCCTGACCTTCACGCTGGGCAAGATCGCTCGATACGCAGAAATCTGCAACCGCAACAAAGACCAGACCAAATTCCTGCTGGGCTGGATCAACCGAGCCTTGAAAGGAGCCAAGTGATGGACTTGCTGGGCATCGGATCAGTCATTGAAAGTGTCGGCAAGGTTGCCGAGCATTTCGTCACCACGGACAAGGAGAGGATGGCGCTGGAGATCGAGGCACGCAAGCTCGATCAGGCCAACGACATGGCCCAGCTTGCCGTCAACACCGAGGAGGCCAAGAGTGCGAGCATTTTTGTCAGCGGCTGGAGACCTGCTATTGGTTGGACTTGTGGCCTTGGGCTTCTATATGTCAGCTTCCTTCTACCAATTGCGCAGTTCGTCGCAAAGATGTACGGATACGAAGGATCGTTCCCTGAGGTAGACACGACCATCACCATGCAGGTGCTCTTTGGCATGCTGGGGTTGTCAGGGATGCGCACCTATGAGAAAACCAAGGGCGTAGCATCGAAGTGAGGATATGAAATGACCACACCATCTTGGGTTCTGACCTATGACAGCCTGACCGAAACGGTCAAGCAGTACCTTGAGCGCAAGGATGCTGCGGTGGTCAACGCCATCCCGACCTTTATCACGCTGGCCGAGTTTGAGATCGCAGAGCAGATCAAGACCTTGATCAACGTCCCGCACTTTGAGAGGAACGTGTAATGCCTCAGGCAATGACCTTCACGTCGCTTCAAAACGACGTTCGCAGCTACCTGGAACGTGGAGCATCCGCTGTCACGGACCCGATCGTCTATGCTCAGATCCCCAACCTGATCACGCTGGCTGAACGCCGCATCAGCCGTGACCTGAAGGTTCAAGGCTTCCAGACCGTCGTTGTGACCAATCTGCAGGCTGGCGTGGCTGTGCTGCCTAAGCCAGACCGCTGGCGCGAGACTATCAGCATGAACGTGGGAACTGGGGCCCAGTACAACACCAGAAAGCAGATCTTTACTCGTGACTATGAGTATTGCCGCACATATTGGCCCAATGAGACAGAGGTCGATGAGCCTGAGTTTTATGCGGACTACAACTACACCAACTGGCTAGTTGTGCCCACCCCTGATCTTGCCTACCCTGTCGAGATCCTATATTACGAGCTGCCTGCATTGCTGGACGACAGCAATCAGACCAACTGGCTCACCCAATACGCTCCCAACTTGCTGTTGTATGCAACCCTGTTGGAGGCAACACCATTCCTGAAAAACGACGAACGCATCCCGGTCTGGCAAAACATGTACGCCATGGCAGCCCAAGCGCTGCAAGGTGAGGACTTGAGCAAGATCCTGGACCGCGGCGCAGTGAGAAACGAGGCTTGAGATGACCGTCTACACCAACATCTTTGGCGGTAGCAATATCGCACCAGCAGAGATAAGCTACGCTGAAGTCTCTCTGACCCAAGACACGACCTTTGATTGGTCGCTTGAGACGGCACCGTCTACCAATATCATCGCAGGCATCATGGATGTGACCGCTACGGCTGGTCCTTGGTCCATGACCTTGCCAAGTGCATTGGAAGCATCTACTGGCCAAGCCATCCTTATCAACAACGTCGGGGCTGAGACCTTCATCATCAAGAATGCTGCCGGCGTACAAATTTGTGCCCCGACCCAAGGGTCTGTGTGGCAGCTTTACTTGACAGACAACACCACATTGGGTGGAACCTGGCAAGCTTTCCTGTACGGCGCCCAGGTCTCGACGGCCAACGCAGCGTCGCTTGCAGGAACCGGCCTTGTGGCCATCGGCACCCTTTTGTCGTTGGCCATGCCAGTCACGTTCTTTGGCACCAATTACACGGCCGGTGTGGCCGATCGGGCCAAGACCCTGATCTGGAACGGTGGTGCCGGCACCTTGACCATGACGTCTGCAGGCACCCTTGGCGACAACTGGTTCTTCCAGCTTCGCAACGAAGGTACTGGCGCCTTGGTGGTCGATCCTCCAGGATCTCAAACCATCAACGGTCTGTCAACCTTGACTTTTCAGCCGGGTGATTCTGCCATCATCTTCACTGACGGCAACAACTTCTACACGATCGGCTACGGCCAGTCGCCTGTCTTTGCGTTTGACTACACCTCGATTAGCGTGGCAGGATTCGGTAACTATGTGCTGTCTGGCAGCGAACTGAACCGCATTGCCTACAACTTCACGGGTGTGTTGACAGGCAACCGCAACATCATCGTGCCGCAAACCGTTCAGCAATACTGGGTGGCCAACAACACGACAGGTCCTTACACCTTGACCGTCAAG